TATCGTTAACGAAATTTAAATTTGATCCAAGTCCTGGAACTTCTCTTAATAGTACTGCATCTTGAGACGTGAAAAGAGATCCGGTAGTGTTTGTATTAAAGCTAAAGACCTCACCGATACTTTTCAGTAAGTAATATATATTATACTTCTGTACTGCAGTGCCGCCTTGTGTTGGTGCATTTGATTGTGTAACGGCTTGTTGAAGAGGTACCGCATTAGGTCCTACGCCTAAATAAGATCCTATAAAAACATTAGGGTAAGCTGTATACTTATCGATAGCCTTAACTACTAATCCTGCTTGATCTTGTAGAGTGAAAAAAACTACTTGTGTTGTTGTCCAAGTACTTCTTTCAGGTCTCGGCTGTCTTTTTACATTTATATTGTCGTATGCGTACGTAACGACATTACATAAATCGACCGAATTGAGAGCGTCTAATGCATTAAAAAGTCCTGATTGAACTAGCCGCTGTCCTATTTTTGGTTTTTCAGGTCTAGTGGTCACCTCTCTATACTGTAATTGTTTATCAGGCTGATTTCTAGTAGCAACAATCGTTTTTTTGATATCTTCAGGAGGAGTATCATCGGGACCTAATACAGATTGAAACTGCCAGGGTTCTGGTTGATTCGTCGGAGGTGGTATAGTTTCACCTACATTTCCGCTGCCGAACGTTACTTCGTTTCGGGTAGACGGAGGGGGTACTGTCTTTGTTGTATAGCTCCTGGGTTCTCTCGCGGATTTACTTCCATAGCTTGCTGAAGACTTTTTATCTTTAGAGGGAGAAGGATTACCCCACAAGATCTTGTCGGTGCCTATTTGTAATTCGCCTAGTCCTTTTGCTGAGATCCTTACAATCCTCTCAATACCTCTTGCTATCTTATTCCTTGGCATTACCTGGTAAAAGTATTTTTAGAGAGACATGAAGAATTTAGTTGAGCCTTAACCCTATTACCGATTCCTTCTAAAACTTTACCAGTATTTACGATTCCAGGAATTGCCGTTTCAAGCTCTTCTGCAGACATTGCTTGTAAAGCTACCCCTAAATTAACTAGTGCGTCAATGAGGAATCCTAATTGAATTGCAGTACTTGTACCTAGTAGTACGGGTTCGCCTATACGAGCGGCGTTAAAACCTAACTCGATCTTAGGAGAGGCGATAGTGGTTTTTTCGTTTGCGTCGACAGTGAATGTAGCAGGTGATGAAATAGCGACGCCTTTTTTACCGAATAAGAATATAAAGTCGTCATAGGAATGGTGTACGACTCTTCCTGAAGTTATTATAACTTGATTACCTAGATATGGGAACTGTGGTTGATACATTTTAGCCTCCGTTAATAATTTGATCTTGATCTTGAGCAGATATGTTATCAGTACTAGTTAACTGCTGCTGAATAGGAATCGAAACTGTATAGGTTCTTGCTAGTACTATATCCAAACTTGCTAAGCTAAAATTATTATTTATGTCATCTATCACTATTTGCTGTCCTTCTGTTAAATAAATCGAAGAGGGGTCTTTATTGATATTCTCAACCGTTGGGACTGTAGTGATGTTGTTATCGGGCTTACCTTGCCCGTTCCTTATAATCGTAATCGGATTACCAGGAGTACTATTTTTCGACCAAGGATTTTGATCGGCAGGGATAGGATTTGTAGAACTAAACCTTATTGAATTGCCCCATCTGCCTTCTATAGTAACATCACCAGTAAACTGTCTTAATGCCTTAATGTTATCTTTCTCTACAAAGTTAGGACCTAAAGGCATATTTAAAGATCCAGTAGCTGTAGTATTTATAGGTTGATTTGTGTTACTACTATCTTGATAAGTACGCTTTACTTTACCTATGTAAGCACCATAATCACCAAGATCGGGGAAGGCGTTATGATTAGCCAATCCCCATAAATTATAAGGTTGAGTATAAAAGAAATCTCTACGGCCTCTATCCTCATTCATTTCTCTAGAAGGTCCTGGAAATATTAAAACCATCTCTCCCTCTATAGGATACTGTTTTACTGCTGAACTCATTGGACGAGCTACATTATTACCGCCGCTTGTTAAAGTTCTATCTTGTAGTCCAGTCAGTAATTGAAAGGTTATTGCTCCGAGATCTGATGGATCTTTGAAGTAGGGATCAGGAACGTTAGTTCCGATGTAAATAGGGCCTTGTACTACATGTGTCACGCGTGCAATAAGGTAATTGAAGCTTGTACCGGGACCAGTAGGCTGTGCAAAAGAAGCGAGCTGTTGAGTATATGTAGGGTTAAAGTTAGCCATTCTCTTTACTACTTGGTAATTGTTTAACCTCTTCTTCTTTTAAAGGTGCAGTTGTTTTTTGAATATCGCTAAAAAGCATCTCTAGGTCCTTGTCGCTAAACATACCGTCGGCACCTGCTTCTGTTTGATTTGCTTTTTGCATGATTTGAGCAAGCTTAACTAGGGCTTCGTCATTCTTGATATCAGAATCAAGGTAGCCTTTAATCAGAGGTACTATAACAACAGCATCCCCAGGTTCAGTAACCATGTTAACAAGCTGGTCGGTCAAATTTTTAATTTGATTCTGCTTAGCTTTATGGTTCTTAACAATGTCCTTTACGAGGTCAGAGTACTTCTTGCCATCGTATAAATCGAAATCTAAACTCATGAGACTCTTTTAAATAAATATCTAACGAGAAAAAATGTCGATCCTTGTTCCTTGTTCTAGATATTTATTCAACATATCTCGATAAATCTCTTTAAGTACCTTTATTACCTTAGTAATTACGGGAGTAGGTGCATCTGTAATCTCTTTAATATAGATAAAGAGAGCTTTCTTATTGAATATATCTATATTTTCCCTGCGCTTGAATAACTCTAAAATAGCGTCCCCTACCCTAGCCTCTTGCGGTTTTGGAAAGAGTTCTAATAGCTCATCGTCTATTTTTTGAATAAAGAGCTCAATAAATGAGATAGATTTAAGATCATCTTGACGAGAAAGAAGAAGTTCGTTAGTTACAGTCTTATCTGTCTCTACGTCGTCTACAGGTGCTTTTCCCTTTAATCTCTTGTAGTTATTGTTGTTGTATACTATCAGATACCTTTTTGCAATAGTACCGAAATACGAATAAGCTTTACCTTTAGTTTGATCGTAGAGGTGTAGCTTTTCAAGAAGGAAGGCGATTACCTCGTGCTTTAATTCATCGATATTATCTACTTCGGTGTAGTAGAACTTAAAGGTATGAATAATATTTTCGGCTAACTTATAGAAGGCGTAATAAATCCTTTCGTTAAAGATCTTATCTCTACGGGCCTGGGAAGCTTCTTTTCTATACTCAAGAATGGCCTCTTGGGTATCGAGGGTAAAGTAGTCAATCGATTTTTTAGGCCTTCTCTTTCTAACCTTTCCGTCTTTGGTAAGCGTAACCTCTTCTTCTGGTTTGAAAATATCTTCTACCATTATCGCTTGTTGAATTGATTCAATCCTTCTTGGATTGCTTTTAGATTGTAGAAAACCTGCTGTAGTTCTTTATCGCTCTCTAGCCAAATCTTATCGTCTAAACCTTTAACAGCTTTCTCTGATTCGCCGATCAAGCTCTGAAGCCCGGCGATAAAAGTAGCTTGACTAATTACAGTGTTTTCTAATTTGATATTCTTTTGATAGAGGTTGTAAATAATCCAACCCACAACAGTTAGTGCCCATACGGCGAGCATAATCCATCCAAACATATTATAATCCTTTTAGTGCGTTTAGTAATCCGGGATTCTTTGCCCCGATATTCGATAACTTCTTGGCTTCAGCAGCTTGCTTGAATTGAGTAGCAGTAGCAGGCTTCACTTCTTTAGCTTTAGGTGCCCCTACCTTACCGCTCCATTCCTTTTCCCATTCTACTCTTGCGGCTAAGATATCGGCTTGATGTAGAATGTAGGGAAGCGATGTACGTAACTTAGATTCGTTTTGACTTGAAAATAGGTAAGCTTTATTTCCGTCATCGTAAGGTCCGTCGTGAATTTTGATTGCTACAAATTCGTTGAACGACATTTGAATACCGGCTGATTGTAGAATAAAAAGAGATGCGTCTTGAATCGGGATGAAAGGAAGCTCTGCATTAGGTTTATACATTGCTCCTTGATTCTTGATATGCCATTCTGAATCGTTAGGTAGATAAGCAGGCTTACCGTCACGTCCTAGTTTACCGAGGTCGTGATTGATGGCAGAGAATACCAACTCTTCTTGCGAGAAGGTAGTGATGTCGGAGCCGAATTGCTCCCATACCTCGTAAAGGGCGAGAGCTGCTTCTACTACTCTAAGAACGTGATCTACATACCCCCCCGGGAAGGCGTTATGAAATGCCGTACGAGAGGAAGCGGGTGCAAAAACCAAATTCTCTTCCTGAGATTGGTATAGAGCAAGGAGGTTGGTGGCTCGAGGCTCAGAAATATGATCAGTAATAACTTGATAAAACTTTTCAAGATTGCTTTGAATTTGTTCAGGTGTTAACATGCAAATAGGTTTATACCTATAATATAAAACCTAATTACCTAGCTAGCAACTTTTTTAATATTCTTCTTGCTCTGCGTTGACTAGAGTCTGAATCTCTTGTATTTTCTCACGTAGCGTTGATACAACTTCTTGAAATTGATCACGGGTAAGGTTTTGAGAAAGAAGAGAGTTAAGACGGGCGATAGAGTTATCTAGGGCTTCTAATTTATTCGAAACCAGGTTTTTGTAGCGCATATAATTTATTTAACAATACTTATGATATTATGAATCATCGAATTTAAATCGTAATGTCCGTCTCTTATAGCACCGTGTTTAGTAGACTCCCCTACTAGCTCTATAGAATCAGCTCTATAAAGATAAAATGAAGGTAGACTTTTTTTAGAAGACGATACCAAAACTATAGGGTAGGTATTTACCCCTAAGAAGTCTTCTACGTCATCGGCTAACTTATCATTATCATTAGCATCGATAGACTCGTAAACAATTCCTTCCTTATTTAAAGCCTCTACCAACTCCTCACAGTAACTACACCCACTAAGTCGCAAAACCGTTACTTTTTTCATTTTTATTTTTATATTTTTCTCTTTCTTCTTCTAGAGAGAAATATCATCTTATCTGATGATAAAAAGAAGTTAAGGATTTTTTTTCAGACTTCCAACTTTTTATTCACCTCTTTCTAGAGGATCGGAAGGTTTTGTTTTCATTACATATCCTACCGTTTCACTCATTCTACTCCAGTTAACGCTGTTTGCTGCTGTATCTTCAAGTTTTCTATTAAGCTTAGGATCCTTATTTATTAGATCTTGTATCTGTTTGATATAAGTAGGATCTGTAATATACCTGTAATTATCACCATCTTCTACACCTAACCTCGTGATAACTGCTGTAGCATTATCTACGTAATACCCGCCGGGATTGATTTCCATATGATCTTCATAGTCAGCACCTTCGTAATGAAAATCGACACTAACATCAGCATCAATAATATAATCCTTTCCGAGAATATTAACTTCCCATTCTTCGATTTCAACGTCAGTATTACCTTCGCCTTCCGCAACTACACCCACACTCACAGTCTCTTCCATATCCGGACCCTCATAATAATCAACATCATCTACCGTATCCCAATCAATATAATTAGCAGCAGCATCTTCAAGCTCTCTATTGAGTTTTGGATCTTTATTTATTAAATCCTGTATTTGCTTAATAAAGACCGGGTCTGTAATGTCCCTGTAATCACCACCTTGAAGAACTTCTAACTTAGTAATTATTGCTACAGCATTATCTACGTAATATCCGCCAGAGGTGGTTAACATATTGTCAACGTAATCATCTTCTTCGTAATGAAAATCGACACTAACATCAGCGTCAATAATATAATCCTTCCCGAGAATATTAACTTCCCATTCTTCGATTTTAACAAACGTATTACTTTCACCTTCTGCAACTACACCCATACTAGCATTATCCACCATATCTCCATTCAAATCATCTTGCTTTTGCATTTCGGCATCCGCAACTGCTTGCCCTACTCCTAAAGCAGCAGGGTTAATCTCATTCATATTATCCCTATTAACTATTTCATCGGAGTAGCCATCTTCTGAATAGAACTCATTTAGACTAGTTGCTTTTCCGTAAGCACCTTGCTTATTCTCGTAGAGCCATTGCTTTAGATCAAAATCATTCATCTTAAATAAGTTTTTATAAATTCTTCAATATCGCTTTGTACAAAACCCGCCTGCCTTAATCTAGAAGCCATTTTCTTCACGTCTTCAAGAGTTTGAAACTCACGTCCGATTAAATTCTGAAAGATCTTCTCTTGCTCATTTTCAAAGATCCCGCCCGCTTCAGGAACATTCCACGGATATCCATTATTATAAACTTGAGATGTATTAGTATTTTCCGGACGATCAGAAGTATCTAAAGGACCTTTACCTTCGATAGACCCGGGCCTGTCTTTTACAAAATTTGGATGTAAATTGATCTGATCACGAGAACCACGATAGAGAAAGTTCTTCATCCTAGACTTTTCACTAGGTTGAATTTGAGTCTTAATAAGATCAGATAGCTTAATCACATGTATAAATAGTACTAAACTACAGGATCGTCGTCGACTGCATGCATGGTAGCGCTAAAATCATCTTCAGCGATGTTCATAGCATCGGTATCACCAGAAGGAGTACCCATATCGTAATCATCTTCGGCAAGTTCTTCTTGATCACCCTCGCCGGAATTCTGCTTTTCTAGCATTTGAGTCAAAGTATCTCTAACGTAATTAAGAATTTCTCCCGGGTTGCGACCTTGATAAAACATCGGATCATCAAAAGAAGGAACAGGATCAAGTCCGATTTCCTCTGCAACGTTTATAAGCCATTGCTTAATAAAGTCCTTAGCTCTTTGATATCCCGGATGCTTATGTAAGGCTCTTAAAGCTTTCCCCAAAGATGTAGAATGTTTCCAGACAATTTGCCTTACAAACTCTTCATCACTAATCAAATTCCCGGATGCATCAACATGCATTTCCTCTAATTGATCAGGCTTCAGACCTAATTCCATTTCAGAGAGATCAATATAATCCCTTATTACACTCATTAACTCTCCAGGATTATCGATGCTCAGAAGATAGTCACGAGCATTATCCCCTTCAGGATCTTCTTCAGAAATATGATCCTCTTCGAATTGTTTGATTAAATTATTTACAGCCTCCTTGCTACCTAGTATCTTTAACAGATAGTTTGGTGCGTAGAATTTATCTTCTTTCAGAATGCTGGCAATCTTTTGAAAACGTCGGACTTCGTTCAATAAACTTCTCATGCTAATAAATAGCAACTATCGTACCCTTCCGGCTTGTTTGAGTAAAAAGACTAGAGCCTGCTCGAGCCCGCTTTCGCGCCTTCCATATATATTTAAAATAGACGTTCGTATTATTGGAAGTAGATTCAATGCTCTATTATAGACAACAGGTGAGAGCCTACCAAGATCATTTAATTTATTAACCTCTCTAGATAGTAGTTCGATAAAATTAGGTTCGG